TCAGCCACAGGAACATTTGTTAAAACCACTCTTGAAGTGGGTCAAAAAGTTATTTTACCTCCAATCGGTCCTGTCAAAGTAGAAGAAGATGGACAAGAATATTGGAGCATCGCAGAAAATCAAGTTATAGCAATCATTGAATAAAATTTATGAACAAAATCGTAGAAATCGGACCAAACGCCCGTAAGAAAATCTTATCAGGCATTAACAAATTAGCTGACGCAGTTACATCCACTTTAGGACCAAATGGTAGAAACGTTATTTATACTGAATTTGGTGAAGTAAGATCAACAAAAGATGGTGTTACTGTAGCAAAACAAATCTCAAATCTTGAAGAACCACTTGAGGAACTTGGTGTTCAAATGATTAAACAAGCCTCAATTAAAACAGCAAACAATGCAGGTGATGGTACAACCACATCTACACTTTTAGCTCAACAAATGATTAACGAAGGTATTTCATACCTGGATAAAGGAAGTAATGCTGTAGAGATTAAGCGTGGTATTGATGCTGCTGTAAAAGAAGTAGTAACATGTTTACGTAAAGAAATTACTCAAGACATTTCATCTGCAAATCAGTTAGAACAAGTAGCAACCATTTCAGCCAACAACGATCCATCAGTAGGAAATCTTATTGCCACAGCAATGGAAAAAGTAGGTCGTGAGGGTGTTGTTACAATTGAAGAATCTAAAACAGGTGAAACATATCTTGAAACAGTAGAAGGTATGCAGTTTGACAGAGGATATAAGTCACATTATTTTGTTACAAACAACAACGACATGACTTGTACTTTAGAAGAACCACTTATTCTTATTGCTGATAAAAAACTTACTCAAGTAAAAGATTTGTTGCCACTGTTAGAAGGTGTTTCAACAAACAATAAATCACTTCTCATCATTGCTGAAGATATTGATGGTGAAGCTTTATCTACACTTATTGTAAACAAAATTCGTGGTACAATTAAAGTGTGTGCTGTTAAAGCTCCTGACTTTGGAGATCGTAGAAAACTCTTACTTGAAGACATTGCCACTATGACTGGTGGTCAAGTTTTCAGTTCTGAAAAAGGAATGAAATTTGATAAATTTAGTTGGGAATGGTTTGGTAAAGCACGTTTGGTTACTGTAACTAAAGATCAAACAACAATTGTTGATGGTAAAGGTGATCAAACACGAATCGAATCACGCATCGAAGAACTTCAAGCCCAAATTGAAAAATCAATTACACCATATGAAAAAGAAAAACTACAAGAACGTTTAGCAAAATTCATTGGTGGAGTAGCAATTATTCACGTAGGTGGTAACTCAGAACTTGAAATGAAGGAAACTAAGGATCGAGTTGATGATGCACTTCACGCTACAAAAGCCGCTATTGAAGAAGGTATTGTACCAGGTGGTGGTTCAGCACTCTTATATGCTAGAGAAGCTATCACTCAAAACAGAAGTGAGTTAGACTCAGATATGTATATAGGTAAAAGAATTGTTTACAAGGCATGCGCGTCACCATTTATGAAAATTTTAGCTAACGCTGGATACTCAGAAAGCGAATGTTACAATTTGATTAACAAAATGGGAGAAACTGATAACTGGTCTGGTTATAATTTGAAAACAGAAGCATTTGTTAACATGAAAGAAGCAGGTATTATTGATCCTACTAAAGTAACTCGTAACGCAATCGAGAACGCAGCTTCAATTGCAGGTACGTTCTTGTTAACAGAAGCAGCAGTTATTGAAACAAACAAAGATAAAAAAGACAACAATAACGAAATGGCAGGAATGCCTGGAATGTTCTAAAAATGAGAGGCGCAATAAATCTTTTAGGGAAAAAACTTGAAATAGATGAAACCCAATATGAAATCACAGATATTAATTTTATCCCAAACTCAAATATGTTCTATGTTGAGTTAGAAAGTAATGATGGTTTATTAAATATATCCCTAAAAGATTTATCTCCTCATATTCATGAACAAATAAATTTAAAAAATGGCAATAGTAGAAAAAAATATATTAATAGCTAATCGAGTTAAAGGTAAAGGTGATACTTGGAATTTAGTTAACGATACTAATCCTGTAACTGAGTATACTTCATTAACTGAAGCTTTAGAAGCACACTTCCAGCAAACTAAAAAACCTTGTGATTTTAGGTTATCTCCTATGAAAGGTGAGTTGTATGCAATTGTAAATGAAGAAGATACTACTCCACCTAAGAAATTTAATTTATATGGAGACTATTAATTTGGTTTACTAAAAAAGGTTATATATATTAAAATAAAAGTTATGGAAGCTAGAGAAAAAATTGTTAACGCAATAGGTGAAATTTCAATGTTGTGGGATTATCAACCACCTATCGATCCAAAATCTCCATTTACTGGTAATACTTTTAATTCTGAGGAAGCAAGCAAAATTATTAATCACTTATTTGACGAATTAAGAGACGATATTTGGAAATATGTTTCAACTCATGTTAGAGAAAAATATGACTTGGGTATGAAAGGTAATAAAAATAAAGCAATTGAATACAAAGAATTAATTGAAGGTTTTTTAGGATATAAAAAATAGGTTATGGCAAAAAGGTTACATACAATTCTAAATGAAAAATATCGTCCTGACACTTTAGAAGGATATATTTGTAAAGATGAAATCAAAACCAAATTTCAGGAATTCATTGATAAACAAGATATTCCTCATCTTCTATTTGCTGGTAAACCAGGTGCTGGTAAAACCACAATCGCTAAAATATTAGTTAAAAATATTGACTGTGACTACTTATACATTAACGCCACTGATGAACGATCAATGGATGTTATGAGAGATAAAGTAGGTTCATTTGCTGCTGCTGGTTCATTCAAACCACTTAAAATTGTGATATTAGATGAGGCAACTCATATTTTACAAGCATCACAAGTAGTACTGTTAAACATGATGGAAACATATAGTTTGACAACTCGTTTTATCTTAACAGGTAACTACCCAGAACGACTTATTGAACCACTTAGAAGCCGATGTCAGGAATTTGATTTGTCTCCTCCATCCAAAAAAGTAGTGGCTCAACATATTGACGATATCTTAACTAAAGAAGATATTGAACATACAATTGAAGATGTAGTTACTATTGTTAAACGATTCTATCCTGACTTTAGAAAAATCATTAACAACTGTCAAAAATATACTGTTGATAATAAATTAGTACTTGATAACTCAATCAATACAACTGACGACTACCAGACAAAAGTTATTGATGAATTAAAAAAACCATCAAGTAAATCATTTAATAACATTAGACAACTTATCGCAAATTCTGAGGTAGATGACTTTGAGAGTTTATATAGAGTTTTATATGATCGATTAAACGAATATGCTAATGGGAATGAGGGTGCTGTTATATGTTACTTAGAGGAATATATGTACCACTCAACATTTCGTTTAGATAAGGAAATCAATGTAATGGCGTGTATAAGTAAAATTTTAGAAACAATTAAATAATATGAACCAAGAACAATTAAAAATGCAAGTAGACATCACTCAGTCTACACCAATGACATCAGCAGACGGAAACCAAGTGTTCCAAGAGGCTGTAGTACTACGTAAAATCAGTAAATTCTTAACTGGCACAAGTGAAGACGCAGTCATTCCAATTCCTGTGTTTATTGATGTTAAGACGGGAAAAATCTTAACTGAGATGCTTCCTAAAGAACTAAGAACAGAATATGAAGAATACAACAAAGCAATTTAATATTTTTGATTTCATTAAGGCTATCATTGATACAAAGCCTAATTGGAATACATTTACTCCTGAACAGCAAAAACTGTTTAATGGTTACATGGTTAATAAATTTCTAAGTATGAATCCTAAGTACATAGAAATTGTTAACTATGTACAGGGGTTAAATATTAAGGATAGTAAGAAAATGTATGAAGTATATTGTTGGATGATTCCACAATCTAAAAACACTTACTCACCTTACATTAAGTCTACTAATAAAAAAGCATCACCTGAAGTGCTAAAGTATGTTGCTGAGCATTTTGAATGTTCTACCGCTGAGGCAGAAGAATATATTCAGTTGACTGATAAAGCATGGTTGGAAAATATTTTGGTTGCTAAGGGAGTTGATGAAAAGGAAATTAAAAAACTAGTGAAATGAAAGTAGAATACACTGACTACACTCCAGACTCAATCGTTCAAACAGTTATTGAGAATTTTGTTAAGCGAGCTGAGATGGGTGAGAAAAAATATGGTGTTACCTTAGATCGAGAAGATCTTACAATTGAGGATTTTATTGAACACGCTCTTCAAGAACATATGGATGCGATTCTTTATCTTCAAAAAGTAAAAACAATGCTTGAAAAACAAAAGAATGGGTAAAATACCTTCCATTATCAAAAAGATAAAAGATTTC